GATTTGAGCCGGGCTGGACAACTGGGTGATGACTTCCGGGTTGCCCACGGTGCCATCTGCGTTCTGAACCGTGTCGCCCGCCAGTGTGTTGTACTGGAAGAAGGTACGGTTTACGCCCATGTGAAGACCTTGGACGCGACGCTCTGCTGCTCCAACGAATGCGTTGGTGTTGCCCTTGAGGTTCGGAATCAGTTCCTTATCGAAAATGATTGCCTGTGCCGTTAGGACGTTTGATACGTTTGACCCTGATGGGTTAGGACCGCTCATGATATATCCAGTCTATGGTGTCCCGCTATGCGGGCTGTCTGTCACTAGCGGATACGGATGCCGTAAGCCTCAAGCTGTTTGACGAATTGAGGGTCCGTCTTCAGCTTTGCTCTCATTTGGTCCGGCTTCATATCTCTGACAGATTGCAAGAACTCCTTTCTTGCGAGTGCGGCATCCTTGACTACGGGGCGTTCTGCGCTGAACGTACCCGGAGGTAGGCTACCATTCACTCCCGGTCGACGGGCCGCTGGTTGCTGATTAGGCGCGGCAGGCGTCGGAGCCGTTGCTGTAACCGCAGGCGCGACTGACGCCGGTGGCTGAGCGACTACTGGTACTGGCACTGCGGCTGCTGGTTCCGCTACCGGGATTACCGGTTCGACGGTCGCTGCCACAGCGGGCGTTGGAGTCGGATTAGCGACCTCAACAGCCGGTGTTTGCGTGAAGGACTTAACCTTCACAAGTTTGCCCTCTTGACTGATGAGGTCCAAGAATGCGGCCTCTAAGTTGTCGAGAGTAAAATCAAGATTGTGTTCAGCGAAATACTCGCTGATCGCCTTCTGGTTGGCCTCACACGGGTTGTAATCGTAGAGGTGGCGGCGCATGAACTCGTTCGAGATGGCGCGGCCCTCTTCGAAGGCTTCCTTATCGCTCAACTCGCGGTCACGCTTCTGATACTGGCTTTCGATCACCTCACGGATTACGTCGGTGACCTTGGATGAATCCTTGGCTTCCAGAGCGCTCTTTGCGGCTTCCGCAATCTGCTCCGGAGTCAGCGATGTCTTCGGTCCCTGCTTGAAGGTCAGCTTCTGCTGCTTCAAACGGTGGAACGCGCGGGTCGCTTGGGTGTGGACTTCTCGCTGCTTCGACATCAACTCTGGTAGCGTTCGTGCTTCCAAGTGAGTCGGACGGCCGATAGGACGTTCATCTTCGCCGAGCACCTGATACTCTTGTACGTAACGCAAAGCCTTACCGGCCGCGTCTCTCAAGATTCTAATACCTTGGACTGCCCACTCCGCATCTTCTGCCTCGAATGAAGGCAGGGCTGGCGGCGCTGCTGGGGCTACTGGTTCCGCCGGTGCGGCGGCCATCTGTTCGGCTTCCGCGGCTAGTGCCTCTGTTGAGGGAGGAACCACGCGCGCTATCTGTCCGTCGAGTTCGGCCTCTCGCGCTTCCTGTTCGTTCTTCGCGGCAAGCATCAGCTTGGAGACGAAGGAAACGACCTCTCGGTCGCGGAGGAGTTGCTGCATCTGAGCCGAAGTTTCCGGGCTCTTGATGGTAGCTTGGATAGTCTTCCAGTCCATTTGCAGGACTTGATCTTTAGTGATTGCCATGTGAGTTCCTTATTAGATTCTACTTCGCGTCCGTGGGGACGATTGGCAAGCGAAAGCGATTGACCGGCTCTGTTGATACGGTCGTATTCTCTCGCTGCTTCACTTCTTCCGTTGCGGTGTGGAGATGGACCCTTACCGAGTCTAAAAGGCTGGCCGAGAAAACGTTCATCGCGCGTGCGGTCGTCTGCAAGCCGACTAGCTTCTGGTCATACCGGTCTGCGCTCGGGTCCAGCTTGATGACAGCCTCGGTCGCGCGGCGGCACTCTTCTGCCATCAGCTTCACGAGAATCTTCCATCCAGTCTGGTTGGTCAACTGCGCGAGGGAGACGCGTTCTTCGAACGTTAGCCCCTCACCTAATACCTTGCGTCCTTCTTTCTCTTCTGCCATTGTGTATTCCTATCGAAGGCCGAGTCTCCTCGGCCCCCGGATTATAGTGCGGTTGTCGCGCCGAAGCCTTGGGTCTGCTGAGGGCCAGTACCGGTTAGCTGTGGTGCGGTTGATTTCTCGATAGAAGCACGGAAGGCTTCGTTGCCTGCCTTTCCGAGTTGCTTCTGGTTTTCGATTGTCTGTTCCTGCTGGAACTTGGCTTGCTGCATATCGGCCGCACTCTTCTGCTGCGCCGCTTGCAAAGCTGCCGGACTGTTGGCGTCGTGCTTCTGCTTCTCTTCCGGTGTCATCTCGCGTAAGAAAGCCTGAGAGAACTTCCATCCGGCTGCGTCCACGAATGCTTGGAAGATAGCGACTGCGTCGAACTGATATCCGGCGTCGTTGGCGTTGGCCGTGAACGTCGGGTTGTTCAACAACTGAATCATGATCGGTAGAGCCTGCGCCATTTCCTTCTTAGCGCCGAGGCTTGCACCAGCGAGCACTTCGTACTCGATGGTCGCGTTACGGTAATCGATGTGGTCGACCTTGAATGCGTTACCCAGTTTCTCCCCGAGGATGTCGCGGATAACCGAGGTCGGCAACAAGTCGTTGTCGAGTTCGTCCATCTGGTGCAACCAAGGTTCGAACATTTGGCGGACGAAGCGGCCGGTTGGGCCGTCTAGTCGCGCCGCGTTCGCGCCGATAACTGCGGCCGCGCCCGTTGCGTTTCTCATACCTGTGGTTGCGATGCCAGCGTGTCCCGCGCCCTGCATAACTTGCTCGTTAGCGCCGGATGTTGCCGCGCCTGCGGACTGGGATTGCTGGATGAAACTAAACGCTTCCGAAGGTACAGGAGGCATGGTCAGGAACTTGAAGGCTTTATCAACATCTTCTTCGACGTCGATGATGCCGCCTTGCTCCCATCGGGTGTTCTGCGTTGGAGCGTTGTAGCCCTTCTTTCGAAGAGCGACCGGCTGCAAGCAGTATGCCAATAGGTCAAGTGCGAGGTTCGTTACCCCTTGTTCGACGATTTGTTCGCTTCCGATGAGCAAGCCCAACCCCTGTCCGTAAAAGCTGTCAGGGATGTTGCGCCAGTTAGCGGAGTAGAACGGGATGCGTCCGTACGGGTTAGCCTCGTTGCGGATAAGAATGTTGTGGCCGTTGTAAATCAGGACTACGATAACCTTCTCGTTGTCCCAACGCTCTATGATTTCCAAAGGTGCCCGGTTAGGGTCTGCTGAGGTCTTGTAGCTGCGCGGTTTCGCGTGCTGCAAGTAACCCATCATCCCTTCCGGAATGGTCATAGCAATGTTGTCAGGGCCGGGGGAGGTCGCCGTCGCGAACATCTGGCGAAGGACACTCTCTTCCGGAATTTCGTAGCCGTCGGTGCCGCGGAGACGGTCCAAGTCTTGGTACGTAGCGTAGTCGCGGTAGACAACCCACTTCGCTGCGCGGATATCGCCCACGCGGCATCCCGGGTCAACTAGGACCGTGCGGATGTCAGTGAACTTAATCCAAGGGTGAGAAATCTTCTTCTTGTAGAACTCGATCTCGAAGTCATCTGAGTCGGGGGTGTCGATTGGTGCGGTCTCGACGCCATCCGGCACTTCAACCTTCGGCGCATAACGCTTGTACTTCTTTTCGGTCTTTTCGTACTCGGTGTAACCCCACTTCCAAATGCCGGTGCCGAGTAAAGCCATCTGCTCCAGACCACGCTCGACTTCCTCTTCGAAGCGCATCGCCTTCAACTGAAAGCTGAACAATGCGGTCTTCGCGCGGATTAGTTCCGGGCCGGTGTCTGGGGATGGACGGAGCAGGAAGCACGGGCTCTCATAAAAGATGCCACCCATGATCTTCGGGATGATCGAACTGATGTGGTTCGATACCATGAACTTCGGTACCGCGGAGTTCGCCACATCCGTACTGCCGTCCGCGCTGCTGGTTGATAGCGGGCTCTGATACAGAAGGTCGGACATCGTCCAACCGCTGGCCCACTGGTTGATGTTGATAAAATTGTCTGCTGTCTCGGCGTCCGTGAGCGCCAACTTAATCGCAGCGGTGTCGTTGAATTGAACAGTCCCAGTCTCGGAATCAATATAGGTATTTTCTGTATTGATCTCGTTGGCTGGGTCCTGCGCCAATGCTGCAATCTTTGCGTCGATATCGCTCATAGTCTCCAAGGCCCTTTATTGCCGAATATCACCATTCGAGGGTCCTGCGGTTTCACTGGTGCGTTTTCTTCTATCACCGGCGGCGCGTCGTTTCTTCGTCCTAACGCCCGCTCACGCCACGTCGGCGCTGGTAGGTTTGGGGCAGACGGACGAAGCCGGGTGCCAGAATACTGGGGGCCGAAGTACGCCTCGATGTGGCGTGCTTTTCGGTAGGCTTTCTCTTGCTGCTCTAGCATCCTCTGTTCTTCTTCTGGGTCCACACGGATGTTGGTAAACATCGTCGCCGGAAGAGTTCGAGTCGCTATCGAGATGCAGTCGGGGATGTCGTCTTTGCGGCCCTTCTTCGTCTCGCCTGTGAATCTTTCGAACTGTCTGTACAGTTCATCAATCCAAGGACCCGATATGAAGTGAAGCCGATCATCAGCAAGCAGAATCTCCAAGGTCTTGATGCGGTTGGCCTTGGCGTCTTTGGTGTTGCCGGTCTCGACCCACTTGATGCGGTCAAGAACGTCCAAGCAGTTGTATCTCATCGCGTTCGCTCTCATCGCGAGAAGCAGTAGGTCCGCGCCAAGAGCCTTCTCGATGAAGGTCCGGTTGGGGTTATGCTTTCTCAAGAAGAGCACGATACGGAGAGCCAAGTCCGAAGACTTCCACTTGTCGTAGTCGATGTCTTTGACGATCAGTTCTTCGGTGCCGTCGTCACGCGTGTGGCGAAGCTGGGCAGCGAGTACTGAGTAATCTGAGGTCTTGTTTTCCGAATAAGCCCAGTCGACGGTGACTATAGTCTCACCCGTCTGTGGTGCCGCGGAAGGACCGTAAGTGTGTGATCGCAACACGTCCTTACTGAAGTGGACGACCAAGTCGGTCGTCTCCATCGGGTCGGTCGCGATGTTGAGTTGCTGGTTGCGGAAGCTGCGCTCTTTCTGGATGTTCGTTGAGTTGCGCTCTTTCTTCTCCAACAGCTTGCGGCGAAGGGTAGCAAAATCCAACTTGAACGGGAACCACAGGTCCACCATGTCTTCGGTGACCTTGGACATGCCATTAGGCTGTTCCAGAAGTTCCTGATACTCTTCCAAGAATTGCGGCTTCGGGTACCACGCAGAGATACTCAATAACGAGAATGGCGCAACGAGCCCATCTTCGTCCGGAGACATGCGGGTGCCGTAATAGTCGTCGGTAAAGTAGCGCGTGCCGATGATGTCGATGAAGCCCCAAGGCTCGACAAGGTCTAACGCTCCGTTGACCTTTTCAGCCAACGCTTGGCGCATTATCTCATCGGTCGAGTTTTTCGGGTCTACGATATCGTCCAGTTTGGCGATGTCGCAACGCTTACCTGTGATGGATGACTCCATCGAGGTAATCCAAACGTGCGGTTCTTTAGAAGTCAAAACCGCTGCCGGGCACTCGATAGGCTCTCGCGATCTCCCATCCACACCAGTCAGGATGTACTCTGGGTAGAGCAACTGAAAGTTGGAGGGCTCTCCGCGAGGAGGCAAATAGAAGTAGCCCTTGATTTCTTTCAAAAATTGTTTCGATAAATCACGGAACGCCGTGATAATCATGATGCGGACGTCAGGCGCATTAAGCATCCACTGCGTGGCGTCGATGCCATCAATGGTTGATTTCCAACCACCGCGGGGCGCGAAAATCATCGCGGTGCGGGTCGCTTCCCCGTCCGATGAAGCACGCTTCTGGTCGCGGATGATTGTACTAACCGTGTGGCGATCAAACTCCGGGTAGTACTTGCCGTGGAAGTCCTTCTTCACGAACATGTCGCAAATCATCTGGTGACTGTCGTGGAAGAGGCTCTTGCCCAAAAGATTGGCTAGCCAATACAGGTCGCGACGACCCTTGTCTCGGAAGAAGAGCCACTCTTGGAAAGTCAGAACTCTGCTGACTTCGAAGATGTGGCGATGCTCCACCTTGTCCGGGTCGATCTTGATTTTCTTTCCGTCGATCTCGGTCTCTACCGCGCGGATGCGGATAGGCTGAATCGATGGGTTCGGGATGTTCTGCTTCTTCTTGCCACTCTTCTTGTTATCTTCTTCGGGCTCTTCCAAACTGACGTGGTTGTTGCCCATGTAGATGGCTAAAAGTTTAACGGCGGAACGGCACTCGCTACCTACGAACCGGCCAGTCTCGTCCTGCTTCTGAGCCCAGTTTAGGTATTCTTCATACTGTAGTTCCTTCGCAGCCAACGCTTCTTGATTGGCCTTCGCGTCGGCGGAGTTAAAGGGCTCTGGAAGACCTTTATCTCTTGCTCGCTGATTGGCTTTTCGTTGCGTTGGTGTAAGTGCCATATAACCCCTATTGGTTTATTCTAGGGCTGCCTTCGCTTTCGCGTGTGACTCCAACGCGGCATTTAGCTCGGGTCCCTTGTCTGCTTCCACTCCCATGAAACTGCCGCCGCTCTTGCGAGCCTCGCGTGCGTGGGAATAATTCGATGGTGCTGATGCTGCCGGTTCGGACTTGTGAAGAGGACCGCCTGCGGCGTGCTGCAATCTGTTGGCGTTGTCGAGAGCCTCGTGAGAACTCTTCAACGCGTTTGCGATAAATCCGCCCATATTAAACTCCCTTGTCATCCTTTCTTTGGAACATGTTCGATGCTCGGTTGACCGCGTAGTGGACCGTTGCGAGACCGCCGAGTGCTGTTAACGCCATAGCGTCGGGGTGTCCGCCGGTCTTCACAATCATGTAG